ACTTCAAGCCGTTCTCGACGCAGTTCTCGTTTACGCGGTTCCTGACGCCGAACCTGTCATGCGCCGAATACTCCGTGTTTGTAGATGCGGACTTCCTGTTCCGGCACGACATCGGGAGCATGCTTAACAAGATCGACACAAGCAAAGTAGTGTCGGTAGTCAAGCACGTCCACGTGCCTGAAGAGATGTTGAAGATGGATGGCATGATCCAGACGCGGTATCACCGCAAGAACTGGTCGAGCCTGATGGTCTTCAACACCGCGAAGGCGCGCCAGTGTATCACCGTTGCCGACGTAACCGAGCACACGGGAGCATGGCTGCACGGCTTCAAGTGGGTGCACGATGACGACATCGGTGACATCGATATGGCGTGGAACTGGTTGAACGGGTATAACAAGAAAGACATCGACCCTGCCGCAGTTCACTTCACTCTCGGAACACCGGACATGATCGGCGACGACATCGCCTACGCTGCCGAGTGGCGCGAAGTGGAGCGCGGCGTATGAAGCTGATCACCGAAGAATACCGGGAGCTGAACAGACAGCTTCACCATGACCGCGCCGATTACGGCATGAGCGGTGTCAAGTGGGCGGCTACCGTGAATGAGTTTCTTGATGAAGGGGACACGGTCCTCGACTACGGGTGCGGCAAGGGAACGCTGAAGCAGTTCGTGGACGCCGACGTGCGAGAGTACGACCCGGCGATCACGGGAAAGGATGGAGAGCCTGAGCCCGCTTCCATGGTCGTTTGCACGGACGTTCTGGAGCACATAGAGCCGGACTTGATCGACAAGGTGATCGGCCATATTTACTCGAAGACCGAGCGCATGGTGTTCCTCGTGATCGCCACCCGGCTGGCGAAGAAAACACTGGCAGATGGGCGCAACGCCCACCTGATCGTCGAGAACAAGGATTGGTGGCTGGAGAAACTCTCGAAGTACTTCAGCGCGGTTCAGGTCAGCGGGGACGAGCGCGAGTTTGTGTTTATCGGCCACCCGATCCGGGAGCTGAAGCCGATAGTCGGGAAAGGGGCGATCCCTGACGATGTCAGGAACGAGCAAGTCAGGCAGTGCATGGTGCGCTGTCTGAAGCGTCTTGAACTTCCTGATGCCGCCAACGAACGCACTGCAGTTCTGGTCTGCTATGGGCCATCCCTGAAGTACAAACTGGAGAAGATCAGGCTCCTGCAGCGCAGCGGTGCCGACATCATCACGTGCTCAGGCGCGCACGACTACCTGATCGCAAATGGAATCATACCGACGATCCACTCTGACATCGACGGGCGAGCCCACAAGGCAGAGCTTGTGACGCCCCACAACAGCGTGAAGTACTGGATGGCTTCGGTCTGCCACCCTACATACTTCGACAAGTTGCAGAACAACGATGTTTCGGTCTTTCACATCTACAACACCGAGTCATCGGCGCAGTGGGTTGCAGAGAATGACCCGGACTCTTGGCTCCTGACCGGAGGCGTCACCATCGGTAACAGGCTCCTCGGCCTGCTCTATTACATGGGCTACCGCAACACTCACGTCTTTGGCATGGACTGTTCCTTCGGTATCGAAGGGGAGCGCCATGCAGGGCCTCACACGGGCAAGACGCAGAAGATGATAAAGGTCAGGTGTGGAGATATCTGGTTCGATACGTCACCCCAGATGGTGACTGCAGCGCGTGACATGATCGAGATGGTTGGGACTCTGAACCCTATCGGATACGATGTCACGTTTCATGGAAACGGCTTGCTTCAAGCGATGATCGCACAGGCCACAGGACTTAAGGGAAACGAGTAACCCAAACCTCGAAGGAGAATTGAAATGAATGCTTTGCCAAGTCAGGTGACAAACACCATCATCCCGCGCTTCAAGTCAGAGCGCCTCCGCATTCCAGACCAGTACGATCCAGATACGGGTCTGCCGATGTATCGCACGGTCGAGATGGTCGAATTGCTTATCCCCGGGGACAAAGGCAACGCTCCGGTCAAGAAGGTCAACGACGCGATCCGCGCTCAGTACAAGGCTGAGTACGACCGCTGGAAGTCATCCGGCAGGCAGGTCGAGAACGAAGGCAACGGTCTTCCCCTTTCGCAATGGCCACAGCTACCCAAGGAGATCGCCGCTGGTCTTCAGCACTCGAACATCTTCACGGTGCAACAGCTCGCCGCGATGTCGGACAGCCAGTGCCAGATCAAGGGTACCATCGGCCTTCGCAAGTATCGCGATATGGCTTCAGCCTTTGTGGATGCCTCAAAGGCTGCTGAGCCAATCGCCCGCCTGTCCGTTGAGAATGAGGCACTCAACCGTCGCATCTCGCTGCTCGAAGAGCAGCTCAAGAAGGTCAGCGCAATCGCTGAACAACAGTCAGAAGTGATCAAGACGCTGAAGACTGAAACGCCGTCACTTGAAACGCCGGACTTCGGCATAAACGAGGAATAGAAAATGGGAATGAAAAGAGAGAAGCTCCTTCGCGTAGGTTTCTCGGCTGCTCAGGCCGAAATTATGGCGGGAGAAGTTCAGGCGCTCGTCACGGCAGGATCGACTGCGACGGACGCCACACTGGCCACTGGGGAGACCGTGATCATCACGGGTGGCACTGGCGGCATCAGGCTCGCGCCCGCTCAGGGTGGAGACAGCGTTGACATCTACAACATCTCTGGCGCTGCAGCGACGCTGTACCCGCCAACGGGTGCAACGGTCAACAACACCACATCGGTGTCGCTCTCGGCCACGAACAAGTCGTGCCGGGTGATTTTCCGTAGCGCCACTGCCTGCTACACCATCCCTGCCGTCCCGTCATAGGCTGAACCATGGCGACGCTCCTCTCCATCATCAATGATGCCCAAGCCCTGCTCGGTCTTCCGATATCAACATCGGTGATCGGGAACTCGGGGCAGACGCAGAAGCAGTTGCTGGCCATTGCCAACATGGATGCAAGGCTTCTGGCAGAGGAGTTCGCGTGGCAGCAGCTTGTTACTCAGACCACGTTTGCCACAACGGCGACCGAGGAGCAGACCAATGCCACGCTGCCCAGCGACTTTGGGTGGATGATCAACGAGAGCATGTTCAATCGTACGACGACTGACCCGGTCATGGGTCCGGTCAACACTCGCGATTGGCAGCAGATGAAAGCCGATGGCATTTACCTGACAATCCCAAGGTATCGAGTTCAAGGCAACTCGATCCTCTTTATCCCGACGCCCACAGCGGGACAAAATATCTATTACGAGTACGTGTCGAAAAACTGGTGTGAAAGCTCTGTTGGTACGCCTCAGGCTGCTTGGGAGGCTGACAACGATGTCCCGCGCTTGCCGGATACCGTGCTTGTTCTTGGGATCATCTGGCGTTGGCGCAAGTCGAAGGAGATCGACTACACCGAAGACTTCAACACGTGGATGGTCGCGCGGGATCGCGCGGCGGCTCGTGAAGGGGCAAAGAGGAAGCTCAGCGTAGTAGGCCCGTCAACCCTCGGCTTCCCGGGGAAGGGCAACATCCCAGAAGGAAATTGGTCATGAGCAAAGACTCACTTATGAATTTCAACGTTGACACACCTCCGTCGATGTTGCCGCGACCAGAGATGTCATCTGTTCGCGATGACATGAAAAAGGCGATGAAAACAATGTCACAGAAGAGGCTCCGCAAGGAGTCTGGTGCCGCCGTGACAAATGCCGAAAAGGCCATGGTCACGAAGACGAAGCCAGTATCCAAAGGCGCGAAGCAGTTCGACAAGGCCATGACGCACCCAGCCCTGAAGAATCTTGGCCTGTAATGAGCGGGCAGCGCAAGGTCAATCGCGGAACGAAAAGTCAGTCCCGGACGCTCCCGCCGCCTGTTGGTGGTTGGAACGCACGGGACGCTCTCGCCTCGATGGGACAGGAAGACGCTGTCATCCTTCAGAACATCTTCCCGAAGCAGAGCGAGGTCGCCACTCGCGGTGGGTACACCCTTCACTGCAACACGGCGAACAGCGCAGCGATTAAAACACTGGCTGAATACAAGGTCGGAACGACGCGAAAACTTGTTGCTGCTGTCAACGGCAAGCTCATCGATGTCTCGACGAGCACGCCCAGCAACATTGGCACCGGGTTCACGAACGACACTTGGCGCTGGGTGATCTTCGGTGGCAAAATTTTTCTCGTCAACGGAATCGATGCCCCGCAGGATTGGGATGGGACTACGCTGACAGCGACGGCATGGTCAGGCAGTGGCCTTACGATCACGAACCTGAGCGACGTTCTTGTATTCAAAGAGCGCATGTTCTTCATTGAGAAGAACACCCAGAGTTTCTGGTACGCATCGGCCACCAAAGTCGTCACAGGCACGCTCACGAAGTTCGACCTTCGCTACGTCGGAAACTTCGGCGGAACGCTGGTTGGTATGGGATCGATCACGCAGGACGGTGGTAACGGTGCGGACGATCTGCTCGCGCTCTACTTCTCTTCTGGCGAAGTCGTGATCTATTCAGGATCTGACCCCGGGGACGCAACAGACTGGAGTATCGCCGGGCGCTTTGTCATTGGTGCCCCGGTCAATGCACAGCCAATTCAATTCGGCTCTGATCTGGTGTCGATCATCAACGGGGCCTATGTGCCTCTGACCAAGGTGGCCTCACTCGGTCGAGCAAACCCATCGTCCCTCGACCTGTCGGACAAGATCAGCGGTGAGGTCGCCAAGCTGACTGCTCTCTACAGCGGCAATACTGGCTGGCAGGCGGTCCTTTACCCAAAGGGGAGAAAACTTCTGTTCAACGTGCCTTTGTCGTCCTCGTCCTTCGAGCAGCATGTCATGAACATCGACACGAAGGCTTGGTGCAAGTTCACGGGATGGAACTTCCCCTGCTTCGGCTTGTTCAACGACCACCTGTACGGAGGCTCGACAGACGGAAAAGTTTACAAGGTCGATAACGGGGTCAGTGACAACGGAGAGCCAATCCCTGTCGACATCCAGTGGTCTTGGAACTATTTCGGTGACCGAGGTCGCCAGAAGCAGTTCAACATGATCAACATTATCTTTACGGCTGCTGTTGACCCATCATCCACATACGTCACTGGCGTCGATTTTCAGATCGAAGTGCCATCCGAAGTCATCACCCTTGAGGACACTGGTAATCTGGGGGCAGAGTGGGATATCGCAGAATGGAACGTGGCGGAATGGAGCGGTCAGGTGAGGGTTCTGAAGGGATGGAACGGGGCGAACGGTCTCGGGTACTGCTTTTCCCTTCGGGCAAGAATGTTTCCAGACAATCAGCCCGTG